ATACTCTTCATAAGAGTACCGTTTTCAAGCATGTTAAGTCTGCTATAGCTTTCGCCCGGATTTTTATTGCTTTAATTATCACCTACCAACTGTAGTACTCTGGAGTTTCCTCCGGAGACCTACTCGGGTGCCTCGGTGCATTGGCCCCCTCAAACTTTATATCTAGATTATATTCCAAAGCAACACGTCGGACTATGGCTGAATTGATACGTGTCTCATCCTCGAGGATTACTCTACCGTATTTCACCCAGTCAAGCCTATCGCTCTTTGCAGAGGATAACCTAGACTTATTACAATTATCTATATTATGCATTATACTACCACACACACATATACCTAAACGAGCGCGCCTACGTTTTTTGGCATAACTACTCCTACCTGCAAGGAAAACTGGGTCCTCCATCTAAACCTCTGAAGCTTGCTCACCGACTGACGCTTGAGCGTTGAAAACGTTCTTGGCGCCCTCAGTGCGAAAGAGACGAGAATTCAGACCTTGGATCACAGTCGCTTCCTGCAGAGTGAGAGAAGTCAGATCCAAACCACTATTGAAGTCGAACATCACCTGTGGTTCTTTATTACCTAGACGCGCTATCTTAACTGCCAGCTGAGTGAATATGCCCAACGCCGCGCCGCGAGTTAGGAATACATAAGCCTCATGTGCGAATGGTTCGCACATTTGCCTTAATGTAGCCTTAGCAGCCGGTGGCATCCTAGCAGTAGCACTCAGAGACAGCATCTTCCTAACACAAAGCCCTATATCTACCTTACCCCTAGAATCTATATTATCCCTATTAGTCTTAGGTCCTAAGATATCCACCTCCCCGTAATGCTCGGCCTTCTTTGACGTTCCAGTGATGGCTATATACCCGAAGATGGTTTCGAGATACATAGGCACATCATAGCCCTGATCATCGGCATTCTCAACCGGAGTCGCCCCAGTCAAGAGGAGCGTCTTTATCACCTCTCTCATCTGATCTCTCCTTGTGAAGCTTCCCATTGTGCCCTAGATTCAGTTTCTTAATTGTCTCATACACCTCAGGCATAACAGAGGTCACATCATTTGGCTGATACTTTATCAGCTGTGACTCGCCCCCATCAGTCTTGGTGTTGAGAATTGCCTGGTAGGCCCCTGAACCCAGAGTCGACAACGCGTACCTCATATCCATCGACTCATCGCAACCCCGTAAGATCGTGGTGATTTCAATTGAGAAAGGGTGGGTGCCGTCGCGGAAACTCAAATCATCAGCGTTAATACCTAGATGGAAGCTAAAACCTTGCAACACATCTTCGGTACTCACGAAGTAATTTGGGAAGTCGGCGAAAGCACTCAACCTTTTCTTTAGATCGCACTGAAAACGGCATAGCACGTCTTTTCCACTAAGCATGCGACCATCCCGCACAACCAAATGAGCTGCACCATTGAGATCCCGACCGTGGGGCATCAGAGCAATCGCAATACAACCAACATGCACGTAAGGTTTACCGTAAGACACGAGAGCATCACTCCCATCCGGGCCAAGCAGGTCAAGCTCCACATCGACCTTCCCATTCTTCACGATAATCTCAGCGTGCACGTTACCCTTTATGATGCTCTTAGGGAACAGCTTCTCCAAGGAGGAAACATCGTACACCTTCTGTGAGCTCAGCTGTTTGTTTAGCTCTCCGAAGTTAGATGTGCTCGGCTTCACCTTGAAGACTTTCACCTCCTTACTCTGCATGACCCAAGATCACCTTGTCCAAAGAAGACAACCTCTGCCCTGTCACTCCTGTACCAAACCTGGACCTGACTACAACCTGATTATTATATATAAGCCTACCACTTAAGCTGTTGCCATGTAGGCTCACCTTCAGGCTCTTGTCCGTGAGATCAAGTAGATCAATGGGCGGCAAACGACGCTTACAAACCAAGTAATCTAGGAGATGATCCAAGATTATGGTCGGTTCACGCACGCCTAGTTTAGCGAAGAGGGTATAATTGAGAGCCAAACCCCTCGCTTTATTACCCAAAGCCTTCACCAAACAACCCAGAGCTCTATGATGATCTACACGTCCACCCTCCCAGTGAGCACACAACACCAACTCCTCTAAACTACTATAGTGCTGTTCTACCGCTAAATCCCTCAAGTTAAACAAATCTAATATAGTAACACACTCACTATATTCGCTAGTTTTACCTATGAAATCTGCCAAGTCCATTAATCATCAGGGACCACATAACCGTCATCCAAACCACCCTCTGGTTTGAGTTTGAAGGAGAGCTCTTCACCGTCGGATCCGCATTCATCTTCAAGCCGATTGAAGAGCTTCGCTACACCCTTTGGCAGCCGGTGTTTTATGAGCACTATGTTCCTGGTCAACTCTTGTTGCGCATCCAGATCGATCTTCAAGTCATAGAGCATCTCACCCAGTCTGTACCCAAAGCATGCCTCTATAGCATAGTTGACCATACAATTCTCCAGCTTTCCGTCACGATCAGCTATCTTCCACCGGTCAAGAAGGAGATTTGGGTCCTTGACTATACCATACGGGCTCATTCTCCACCCACAGAACAGCGGTTCATTTGAGTAGTGCACCTTTGCCTTCAGGGTCAGGCTCTTGATCACCTCATCATACTCATGCTTCTGTTTGAGGGTACCTGGGCTGTACATGTCATCTCCGGCGAAGCAGAGTGGGGTTTCTTTAGTTACATGATAGCGCATGCATGTGAAAGCCATGTTGCATATCGTGTTAAAAAAGAAAGTTCCGAACTCCCCGGAGAATCTCATGATAGCCAGATCGCCCAGATCGCAGGTCATCATCAGCTTGAGTTCTATGTACTCATTGATCAAGTCTTCTGGCCACAAGAAGAACTTTAGTACCTCCACCTCAAAGTTCAGGATCCTTTCATCCTGGCTTCGGTCGAATGCCTCGTAATCCGAATCCGTTCCCTCGAAGGTGTGTACATAGTTCTTGCACCATGCATCCAGATCCTTGTAGTCTTTCTGTGAATAGATCATGACATTGTCCGGCAACATGGCCCTAAAGAGCCTCTCAGTCCTCCGAAGCTGTGGTCCAAACTTGCATAGCACGGAGTGGCAGAAGCAAGCAATGGTTTGGCCAGCTTTCGCATCCACCCCCCTCTTTTCCATCTTTGTGCAAACTTGTTGCTTTAAGAAGATCTTGAGAAAGTTGCTTGGCCAATCTGGGTCACTTCGATTTGAGTGCTTCTCTATCAAGGCGCTACTCTTCTTCAATCTTTTCTCCATGAATTTTGCTGCATCATCGTCAAGAGGTGGGAGATAAAGTGGAGCCCGAAGATCGTAGGTCTTCCTGACTAGGGCCCACATCTGCTCACCAATCTTACTAGCAGCGACTTTGTTGTACCTCCGCCTATTTCTCTCCAGGTCATGGAACCGCAAGCGCTTTTTGACAGAAAGCATGAAGGTGCTTATATCTGAGTTCATGTGCTTGAGGTACAATGCCTTGTGAGTGCTGGGGTTCGCTTCCTCGCCTTTGTAACCAACCTCATCGATCTGATCGGTTAGTAACCCGTGAACTTTCTGCTCACGCATTTCTTTGGCTTTGAGATCATAAGGTGCCAGTTCATTCTCATGCGCACTCAGATAGAGATGGGTCTTTGTGGGCTCAGGTGCCTCATCCTCTGGTAACTCCGGCTCATCGAGCTGCACATTATCCAGGAGTTGTAGCAGCCCTTTGAGGTATGGGTCTCCAACCAGCTTATCCTCAAGATCATCAGTATCTGCAAACCTCTGCTCTTCCTCGAGGAAACTGATACCTGGGATCTTCTTCCTCAAGTTGTTAAGCAGATCAAACTTTCCAACCTTCTTCCCAGACAGTATTTTCTTCAAGAAGTCGCTCTTTGCCTTCTTCAGTAAGTGATCGACCTGTGCCTTGGTCCCCACCAGATGGACCACCTGGCGTGCTCGCGTGAAAGCAACCACCACTGTTTCATCACTAATGAGCGCCCAATCGTTATCCAATTTTAGGTACACCTCGTTGAAGCTCAGACCCTGTGATTCTCCGATGGTAAATGCCTCCCCTTTATAAGCGTCTTTGGCCTTTCGTGAGCATACCAGCACCCCGCTTGCGCCCTCCTTGATTTTTCCGGTTGTTTCAAGAAAGACCTCCTTGGGGCTGTAGGCAAAGCTTGGAACCTCAAATACACTTTGCTGCTTCGGCAGACGATGAGTGTAGAAGAGGTAGGACACTTCGCCCACAATCTTATGGAAGACAGTCTTGGAAATGGGACTGAGAGTGATTTCATCTCTGGTGCCGTGGTAACCATTTTGAAGGGGGTCGCCGAGTAGGAGATAGCATTTGCTTGGCCGCAGGATGAAGAAGAGATCAAGGTAACCGTGCGGTAACAACCCGATTTCATCAAAAATTACTGCGTCAAAGATATTGCTCTCCACTAGCGCTTTTTCGTGTGTCCTCACGATGCACCTCTTATTAGTCTTTGTTTCCCAGTCTGAGGCCAGTGCCTTTCTTGGACTCACAACCAGCACCTTCCCAACATCGCAACATTTAAGCACGCACTGTGGGTAGTGGCTCTTACCAGATCCCGCAAAACCAAAGCATGTGAATACCTCAATTGCTTTTGCTTGATCTGGGACATTGAAACGTCCACCCTTGTGCTTGCTAAGGAGCACGCCAGTATTACCCTCCTCGAAAGAGTTAGCTAGAACTCTTGCATCATTATGATCGAGAGAGTAGTGAGCCTTGCTGATTGTGCTGCTCAGTTCCATCGCACTTTTGAAATCGGGATTGCACTTTGGTAGCTCGCATGTGGATACGTGATCCTCGGTTAGCTCCATATGAATGGGGTTCGTCCCGCCGCAGACCTTAATGCCCACACCATCTTTATGGATGACGCCCCCGTAACCCAAGAGATGAGAGGTTTGTATCAAGGTGGACAAAGTCGCTCCACCCTTCTCCAATTCTTGCACGAGCCTCGGGTTGTGTGCATTGATAGTAGATATGCAGAATTCTCTGTCGACATGCATATGTTCAGCGAAGCAGTCCAAGGCGCACAAACTCTTTTTGTTGTCGTTCAGGAAGCTGATGCTGTCATCAAACACGGGAGTGTTCTCCTCGTACTCGCTGATCTCATCTGAAACAGATTTTGTTTCGTGCACGATGTGATTCCTGAATGTTAGACTCATGCGCCCTGATTCTTTGCTGACCACGGAGTGCCACAATATTTTCTGCGCACCGCTCCTCATGGTAAGCACGTCACCCCCAGTCAGGTTGTACTCCCTATGCCGATTGTGCTTGCACTTGACAGTGAATGTCGCATTTCCGAGCAAATTGAGGGTCACAACTTCCTGCTCGCCATCATAGCACTGCTCATCATCTTGGTGGAACCCGATCTTCCCGCCTGCCTCATAACTCTGTATTAGGCAGTGATCGAAGGACTCATCCAATTTTAGAGCGTCGGCCAGCCTCTGTAATGCGGTGGGCCACCCCAAGGAAACATGTGATCCGCCGTTATACGAATAAGTACCAGAATGGCGGCTGTAAAATCCACCCTTCCTACCTTTGAGCTGGTCAGGTGTGATGAGTTCAGGAGATAGAGCGGCCAAACCCAGACCCTCGATCCTTTTTGTCTCTACGAATTCAGAACAGCAGCTGCAATCATCAGCGGTATTAACCTCCGCATCTTTGACAGTAGCCTTTGTGCTCAGCTGAATTTGTGAGCGCTCCACATCCTCGAGGTTGCTGAGGTCTTGGTTTAACCTTTGAGTGGGTTCCAACGGGTAAGTTAAGAGCAAGCAAGTCGTTGCCTTGAGCATTCCCTTACCTGTGAGCCCCAACCTCAGGTTTGACATGTACCCCTCCATGTTGATAGGTACTACCTTATTGTACTCCGGTTCAGTGGGCCTGGATTCTTCGAAAGCCTTCCGAGCGGCTTTGATCAAAGAGATGGAGTTGTTCCATCTGTCCGGTCCGCTGAATCCTGAGCAAGAGTACGGCTCAGACTGGCGATCTAGTTCCCTCAACTTCATTAGATACCCCTCCCGGATAATCTGGTCCCACTCTTCATCTCCTATGCCTCTGGTAATATCATACCTTCTGTCTGGTTGATAGTCCCTGAAGAAGCGTTCCACCCTTACCTCTGCAGTTCTCAGGTTCTTGACGAAACTCTCGAAACTCCTTCGATGGAAATCGTCGTGATCCATTAGATAGGAGAGACTTGAAGGAATTGCGCAAGTTAATGCGCTCCAGCATGCCGCTTTCGCTTCAAAGTTGCCCATTTTGTCGAAGAGGGTGTTGGATTGTATCTGCTTAGCCAGTTGTGCCAAGAACAGCGCTTCAACTGGGTTCTCCTCCCCGTGGGTCAGTTGGCGAAGCTTCGCCACAGCTGAGTGTGCATCTGGTTTCTTCAGAGCTAAGAGATAAAGGAGGCATGGTGTGATGTACCTCTCCCTTAGATTTACTACGTCCCTATTACGTTTACCTTTGATGACTAATGCTGGGTCAATCAAAGTATAATCGTCATAGGCGTATTCATCCTCGGTCACGAGACTCCCTTTCTTGGCAAAGAAGAGGTGATGACTAGCAATTGAGCACAGCTTCGTGATCGTCCAGGTCTCACCTTTACTGTCAATGGTCTTTTTGGTTGACAGCAACCATGGGTTGACCGGCTGTCTATACCACCCATCTGCTTGCCCATCTGGTCTCCAGATGAAGTAGTCCCCTTTGAGTTCAAAAGTGTAGGCTTCAGGGTACAGACTTCCAGTATATCCTGCGCTTATTTCTGCCGGGTATACTATCGTGTAAAGTACCTCATCCACCTTACCTATTGCACCCAGAAATCTCTGGAAATCACCCAGAGACCAGTACTGCACCTCATCATGAATCACTATCCTGCTTGCGCCTTCGACCAGCTTATCCATTTCTATGTCACTAAATAGGTCTAGGCTCTTCAAGGGTTCTAGGTATCTCAGTGCATCCTTGGCATGTATCAATCTATTGATCCTTTGATTCTTGAGTATGCTCTTCGATTTGCCTGTCATTAACCTCCTGACCTTGCTTTCTCTACAGGACACAAACATGGTTGTGTTGTTTATGTACTGGCTGAGAATATTGTAGAGCAGGTGATTCTCAATCATTTTGCTAATGGGATGTGGGTGGGATTGAAAACTATGCACACTAATGTGAATGCCTTTTGAGGACAGGCGGTCTTTGATAAAATCACTAGTGTGATAATCAAATAGACCATCTGATTGCTCTTCAGCTTTCAACAATGCTTTAGTTTTCAGAGTTTTAATATTTTCGACCTCTGTTGAGCTCCCGTTGCAGAACAAATTGGAAACTGCTGCACGCTGGGAACTGACTGATATAGCCATGGGTAGGACCGAATAGTCCGCAAAGAAAGGCCTTTCGGGATCTTTGGGAGTTCAGTTAAGCCACGGATAAATCAATCGAATATAAATGTTTATATTC